GGCTCTTAGTGCGGCTAGTGTAACTGAAGTTCTTGCTTCAATAGGAAGTAATAATAATATTATATTAACTTCTAGTACAGGTAGAGATATAGTTGTACAAAGTAACCACGCAGACTTTGGACCAAGTTCAATTGGACTAGGAACACAGGCGGTTGCATTAAACAAAACATACTCTAACTACGGAGCCCTATCGTATGTAGCATCAAAAACTACTATGACAGGAACTTTAGCAGAAGGTACTTACTGGTACAATGCGACAGTGGCTAAGGCTAACGTTGACTTATTAGAACACAACGGTAGTGCTTGGGTTACTTTCACAAAAGACGTAAGTGTAACTGCAACAGCACCAACAGTACAATCAGACGGAACTGCTCTAGTAGCCGGCGACGCATGGTTGGATTCAGACGATACAGAAAACTTCCCTAAATTCTACAAGTGGTCAGGTACAGCCTGGGTTTCAGTAGACGGAAGTGATCAGCATACAGCAGAAGGAATAGTGTTTGGAGACTTTAGACAGTCTTCAGCAAGTTCATTAGATGCAGACGCACCATTGGCAACAGCATACCCAAGTGGTATCTGGGGCTATAACAAACGTGCTTCAGTAGGTAATGTTAAAGAGTATAAGATTAATTATACTCCAGCTTCTACTAATATTGGTAACGTATGGGTTGATGCTTCAGGAAACAAAACAGACGGTAACATGTTTGGATTAAGAAAAGCAGTACACAATTTAGTTAAAACTAAAATGCAATCTGCAATCGTTTCTAATGATGACATTAGAAGTGAAGTTAATGCATATAACATTATTGCCGCTCCTGGCTTCCCTGAATTGCTAGACGAAATGGTAGCATTAAGCACAGACAGAAGAAATACTGCCTTTGTTATTGCTGACTCACCATTTAGACTTAAAGCAGATGCTACAAGCACAAAAGACTGGGCCACTAACGCCAACAATGCTAGTGAGAATGGAGAGGACGGACTTGTTTCTGCTTCACCATACGCGGCTGTTTATTACCCAAGTGCTTTAACAACTAACTTAGACGGAACCAACGTTGTTGTTCCTTCAAGTCATGTTGCTTTAAGAACTCTTGCATACAATGACCAGGTTGCTTTCCCTTGGTTTGCACCAGCAGGCTTCCAAAGAGGTCTTGTTCAAAATGCAACATCAGTAGGTTATGTAGATCCGACAACAGGCGAGTATACTCCGGTAACACTCAACGAAGGTCAAAGAGATACATTATATGGTAACAAAATTAATCCAATTGCTCAATTCCCAGGACGTGGACTTGCAGTATTTGGACAAAAAACACTTAACCCAACTGCAAGTGCATTGGATAGAGTGAACGTTGCTAGACTTATTGTGTACATAAGAGAAAGACTTGACGATATCGTTAAGCCGTTCTTGTTTGAACCAAATGATGCAGTAACTAGACAAAATGCTAAAGATGTAGTTGATGGTTTATTGAGTAACTTAGTTATTCAAAGAGGTTTATTTGACTTCGTTACAGTTTGTGATGGAACAAATAACACATCTGCTAGAATTGATAGAAATGAACTTTACATTGACATTGCTATACAGCCTGTCAAAGCAGTTGAGTTTATATACATTCCGATTAGAATCCAAAACACTTTGGGATCATCCGGTAGTTAAGCAATACATTAATAAATTAAAAGGCGTCTTTTTTAAGGCGTCTTTTTTTTGACTGCATAAATACTTGTTATGAAGCTAAACTCAGAATTTACAAAAGAAGAAAAACTTTCCTCTGCCTTTCAAAAGGTATGGCATAAAGACGGGCCAGGTTCTACTCAAGCACTGAATGATATCTATGATTACTTAGACTCTTTCAGAGAAGGACTTTGGGAAGATATGGTTGCCGATGTAGAAGGTACACCACATGAAAAGATACAACAAGTATTAGACAGAGATGAATCATACAAAGCAGTATTAGACCAACGTAACTATACTATAACAGACGCACAACGTCTTGTAGCAGAAAACGAACATGGGTTAGATTCATGGATGGCTAACAATTTACGGTATGGCTTAGATGGCAGACCAGATTGGTTTACTGAAGATAGAGAAACACATTTTGATTTCACAGTAGACAATCCAAAAATACCAACAGCAAGAAAATTATTAGATAGATGGACTTTAGAAGAATGCCCTATTGCAAGTTATTCTATACTTAGAGCAGACTCTGTTATAAAAAGACATACTGGTATAGAAAATAGAAAAGGTGGCTACATGAGAATACATGTTCCTTTGTATGTACCAGAAGGTGAGTTATATTTTGAAGTTTGCAATGAAGAAACTGACTGGACAAAAACTTTTGGGTTTAATAATCAATGGATACATAGTGCATACAACGAGTCTTCAGAACATAGAGCAGTTTTTAGTGTAGACCTACACAGAAATTTATTAGATTTGCCTACTGGGGTACATTTCTTTAATTCTAAGTTCAAAGAAATGAATTTTGGTGCTGAAGTTCCATACATTAGAAAGCAATAGCCATTAAGTACTAGTATAAAGATTTTCTCCCATTTTAGATAAATAAATGTAACGATAAGACCTACTATTAAAATGTGTCTTATGGATTAGGAGATATAAACATGGCAGAACCAACAAAAAATAAATTTGGTGTTCCGATAGGTGATAACCAAGGCATCTTAATGCCTAAACTGAAATTCAGATTTAGGGTTAGTATGCTAAGTGGATTTGGCGGAGACCAATCTACGAGAGAATTCACACAGAATGTTATGAACGTAACTCGTCCTAAAGTAAACTATGAAGAAGTTCCAATTGATTCTTACAACTCAAAAGTGTATGTCCAAGGCAAACACACATGGGATCCTATTACAGTTGTCCTAAGAGACGACATTAGTAATAGTGTAGCAAGAATTGTTGGCGCACAGAATAGTAGACAACTTAATCACTTAGAACAGACGGCTCCAATTGCTGGCGAAGACTACAAATTCAACATGCTTGTTGAATCATTAGATGGTTCTTCCGCAGATGCAACTGAAGTTTGGTTCTTAGAAGGATGTTTTATAACTAACACTGACTACTCAGATGCCGACTATGCCACTAACGAACCTGTAACTGTATCATTAACAATTAGATTTGATAATGCAATACATGAGCAAGGAACAAGTAGTGTTGTAGCAGGAATCTTAGCACAAGGAAATCCGTTTACTAACGTTAACCCTGGACCAGCAGGAAGTACTGGCGCATAATAATTCGCTAGGAGGTCTTGATGGCAGGAGTTAGAGGTCCACTATATAGAATAGCCGCAGAACTATTAGGTACCGGCTATTATAACGGTCAGCGGACGGGTAATGCACATCAGAGTAATGGTCAAACACCAGTTAACCATTATCTGAGAGATTGGAACAATGCAAAGCGATTCAATCCTGGCATAAACCCAGTACGTCAAAAGTTTCAAGGATACGTTAATTTTCACTTCAATTCAGGAGTGAAAATTGACGCCCTGAACAGCACTGACACAATGAACCAACTAAGTTCTATGTGTAAAACTGCTGAGGTACCAAGTGCAGAAATTCAAACAGACGTAAAAAATCAATATAATAGAAAACGTATCACTGTGACTCACACAGAAATGAAACCTATACAGGTAACAGCATATGATACAGTTGATAGTGCGTGGGTAATAGTTTTAATGAAGGCTTATGCTCATTTATTTGTTAACCCAATGGGAAAATTTGACATGACTGGTGCAACAAATACACCAAAAATTACACCATACGATGTAGTTCCAGAAGCAATAGCATCAGGCGGATCAGACTCAGTTACTTTAGGAAAGTTTGATAGTGACGCAATGGGGTACAACCTTAGACCAGGAAAAGAAAGAAACTTTATTACTAGTATGGACATAGTTAAGTTCCATGGACAGAAAGCAATACGTTATACAATATTTAATCCTTTAATAACAGATTTTCAAATAGATGGAATTGACCATTCAGACTCAGCACCAGCAATGATAACAATGAACATTAGTTACGAAAACTTTAGTATTAATCCAGCTGTAAACGATTGGATCTCAGAAGATGAGTTACAACGATTCACAGGATTCAATCAAGGTGCTTGGAAAAAACTAAGAGCAGGTGAAACAAATGTTGATACACCGGGTGGTTCTATGCCTGAACGTAGTGTTACTAAAAATCCCCATATGGGAGCAAAAAATCTAGACTTTTTAGTAGGTGGGTTTGGCGATGAAAACGGCGATGTTAGATCCAAACAATCAGACAAGTTCTTTGAACAGTTTACAGGATCATCAAATGAGTAGTAAGAGTTTATACGAAACATTCGGCAATGAGATTAGTTACGAAGTTCGTAGAGATAAACTTGTACAGTTTATAGAAAACAATACTATTAATTTTCCATTACCAGAAGCAAGTGTTGAAATACTTGTAAACATGGTACCACAAAATTTTAAGGGCATGGACCCAAACAAAATTAACATAATAGAAAACAGACTTGAAAGTATAGGATTCAATGGCCCTACTGCTAAAACATTGGCAGTTGCATTAATTACAGTTGCAGACCAACAAGGTGTACACCCCATTTCATACTTCGAACTAAACGAAGATAGCATAAAGTTAGCAGAACAAACATATAAAGCTATAAATAGTATTAGACCAAAAGGTAATAACATAGGTTTAACTGTTGACAAATTCAATAGAAATTCAAAAATTGCATCAGTTATAAGACCGTAAAGAGGTAACATGGCTGGTAGTAAGCACTATTCACAAGGACAATACACCGTACAAAACCCGGAAAAGTATGTAGGTACTAAGATACCTTATGCTCGTAGCAGTTGGGAGACGGCGTTTATGAGGTTCTGTGATGGACATCCAAACATAACCAAGTGGGCTAGTGAGAATGTAAAAATTCCCTACCAAAATCCGTTCACAGGAAAGATTACTAACTATGTACCCGACTTTATGGTACAATACACAGACAAATCTGGTAAGCAGTTAGTAGAGCTTATAGAAATTAAACCTAAGAGCCAAACTATAATAGAAGCCGCCAGAGGAAAAGGCGATAAAATTCAAACAATGCTAAATGCCGCCAAATGGACAGCCGCCAGAGAGTGGGCTAAAGCCAAGGGTATGCATTTTAAAGTAATTACTGAAGACCAAATATTCAGAAACAACAAAAAGAGAAAACCCGCACAACGTAAACCTCGCAGGAAATAATGATTAAGGTAAGAGAACCGCAACGTCCGGTAGAAGGCGAACACACACTTTGCAACAAAGGCGAAGTTGCAGTATACAGAAATGGAAAATGGGTAAGACCGAATGTCGACACTGATAGACTATAAATTGTTACAAAGTCCAACAAGAGGACTAATGCCAATGGCAAAACGTAACAATGAACTTAAACACACTATTACTAACAGTTGTACAATACCACATCGTAGTTTAAATATCACAACAAAGGGCGAATGCTTCATTGATAACTGTGAATTATATTTGCCATTTGTTATATGTAATATATTGGACTGTTATGAATTAGAAGATGTATGGTCAAATCCACTAGCAAAAGAATTACAAAAAGATGTAGAAGATAAAAAGTTTACATGGTGTGCTGTAGAGCATTGCAGAATAATGGAACATGATTTACATCACATACAC